CATAAAAATAAAGATGACTATATGAATACAATATTGAGTATTTTAGGAAATTCAATATAAACTATTAAAATACATTGGAAGGAGAAAATTAAATGAAAAAACAAAATGAAGATAAATACCTGCCATGTACAAAGAAAGACTTTAGAAAATATTGGTGTGATCCAGAATCTAACTTCCCAGAGATGCAGACATTTGAAGTTGTTAGACCACTTACTGAAAAAGAGAAATCTGATTTTACTAAAGGTGAAGATTTTGATTATAATGAAGAAATGTATTTAATTAGAAATAATAATGGTGATGAGCGTGAAGTCTTTGATGTAGAAATTCTTAGTGAATATGAAATAGATTCAGAAACATGGAGATGCTGTGTAATAAGTCTATTAGAAAGCATGGAAGGTGACGATGAAAATATTATGGAATTTATAAAAGAATGTAGAATTGAACAGTATGTCAAAAAACATTATTAGAAAGAAGGAAATAGTTATGATATTAAACAATGAAGAATTAATTAAATTAAAGGTTTTGATTCTTGGTAAATTAGACGAAGAAGATAATGATAATTGTATGAAATGCACACCTGAAATCCCATGTTGTGGTTTAATTAGTGTATGTAATAGGTATGGTTCATTTAATTTTGTAGATGGGGCAGAGGATATGGTTAGAGATTTGTTTGATACTATTGAAAGTTTGAAAGATGAATTGTTTAATGCGAGAATAATTGATAATTGCGTAAACTGTAAAAGAAGTGATAGGAAATTAGAAAGATGTCGTTTAGAAGGGGATGAGGAATTGGAATGTCTTTCAGACAATTATAGTTGGCATATTAGAAGAAAATAAGTGGAATAAAGCAATTAAATGACTATTTGAAAGGATGAAAAATATGTATAAGAAATTATTAAATAAAGGATTTAAACCTTATTATTATACTAATGATGATTTCCTAACCTCAACATCGTGCAAAAGTAGATTATTTTACACTTTTAAAGTTAATAACGAAGATTTAATAAATTCTATATTAAATGTACTAAATAAATATAACGATTATTTCAATATTTTACTAGAGCCAAATTTAGTAACTTGGATTGAAATTGATGAATTTTTAGAATCATTTTGGTGGTATTTTTACAATACAGATAAAGATAATATTGAAATTACTTCGGAAGAAATGGGGAGAATATTAGAAATATTACCTAATAAATTTATATTTGAACATAAAGATTGGTAGATAATATCTATGTTTTATTCTAATGGGAAGGAGGGAGTAATTATATGATATTTGAGGGGGATTGCCATTGGGTTATGTATTGGTATTGGAGGAATGTTTTTATCATCTAAATTTTATCAAGATATTTTAATATTAAAAGCAGAAAGTAAAGATAAAACGCCTGAAAAATTAGGTAAAAAATTCTATTATATTGTCCCAGAAGAAGAATATGTAGATATGGAAATTGCTTATTTAACTAAAAAGAATGAAGGTGATTAAATGATTAACTTGTATCTTGATGATCTTAGACCTTGCCCTGATAATTTCACTCTAGCAAAGAACGCTCTAGAATGCCGATTCTTACTATTAGAAAACAAAGTTAATACATTATCTCTCGACCATGATCTTGGCGATATAGACGCTGAGACAGGTTATGACTTATGCAAGTGGTTAATTGAAGCAGGACAATATAATCAAAATATTTACCCTAAAGTTATTTATCTTCATACTGCTAATGGTGTTGGTAGAGACAACATGTTTAAACTGCTTGAGAGATATAAACCAGATTGGGTTAAATTACATCATGGGCCTATGCCTAACAATGATTAATAAATTGTAAAATAAAATTTAGGATGTGAGTTGAATGAAAAAACCAATTATTGCTTTAATAATATTAGGAGCATTATTTGCAACAAATATCTATATGAAATATCACAATCTATCAGTGCCAAAACCTATACCAACTGAACAAGTGCAACTAAGAGATTATCAAAAAGATATTGAAAGAACAGCAGAATTAAAGAAGATGCAAAATCCAACTCTAATCCAAAATGAATTAAGGAAAATAGGTGAAATCACTTCTCTTAAAGGTAAATATAATTATTTCAGCAAAATAACTAATAAAGATAAATTCTTTGATAAATTTACACTAAGAGAAATAACTCTAAACTTTGAGTATAATTATGGAATTGGCATCAACAGTCTTGAATACATAAGAGTTGTAAAAATAGAAGATGGAAAAGTTTACATAAACATCCCTAAGAATCGAATCCAACTCATTTATATTGAACAAAATACTCAAAACTCTAAAATTATTGATGGTAAGAAGATGTTTATGTTTGATCAATTTAGTCCATCTGATACTCAAATATTATTTGCACAAGCACAGCAAAATGTTGTTAATGCGATTGGAAAAGATAATAAATTGTTTGATACTGCTATGGTTAATTTGCAAGATATGGTAGAAGGATTGGTCTTAGGTTTAGGGTATGAAAAAGTTGTGTTTGAGATTATATAATAAATAAATTTAAGGAGTGTGAAAATTATGTTTGCAGTATTAATTATTATATCAGTAAATGTATTTATTGCGTATCGGTGGATTAGGAAAAATCCAAATGGGTATACGGGTAAAAAGATGGTGAGGAGGTAATAAATATGAGTAAAATAATTGATTTTTCTTCATCTCAAAATAATAGAGAAACAAATTGGATTGGCGAGAGATGTAATAACATTCTAAACACAATTATTTTAGATAATTCATTAACTCAAAGTGAGAGATGCGCTGTAGTATTAATACTTCAAGATTTTTGTAGTAATTATTTAGCAGATCATTTATTTCCTGATAAAGATTATGAGAAATATAAGAATGAGGAGAAATAATAAAAAGCAATATTTTGAAGATAGAAAGGAGTAAAGATATGATAGTTAGATGTGAGTCTCAAAATGACAATAGGGATTATTACATAATCAATGACGCTAACAATCTTGATGAGCTAAAGAATTATGCTGATAAGAATTTACCAATTAAATGTTTAAAAATCAGTGAGACCAAATTAAGAAGAATTTTCCTTGATATAGGAATTGAAGTAAATGTGTATCTAAATAATTATTTATGGTATTCGGATGTCACAAGCTATTATTACTTAATGAGCGAAGATCAAGCTGAAGAAATAGAAAAAGCTAATTGTACTAATTGTTACAATAATACTGAATGGGCAGGATGTTTTAGAGGATATAAAAAAGGGGAAGGAATGAAGTTTTTTAACTATAAGGAAAAATTATTAAAAAATGCTAGAAAGGGATTCTTTAGTTGGTTGTTTAATAATTAAATTAAATACAGATATTCTTTGATAGAGAGGATGCTGAAAATGGAATTAAAATATTTAAGTGAAAATTGTCTTGGATGCAAATGTAGAACATGTAAATCAACATACAAATCAGACGACAATTCATCTTGCTATACGTGGTGTGAAGAGGAATGCAAAGGAGAAGAACCTCTTGATTTTAGACCAGATAAAGAGTGCTATGAATTAATGGATAATTATTGCGAGTATATTCATGTTGAATGTGAATATATAGTTGTCTGTAAAAATTATGATGGAGTATGTGCTAAAGATATGTTGGGTAATTATTTTAGAACAGAAGGATATTTACCTGAAGATATTTTAGCAAGAATTAAGCAATATGAAGAGAAGGAGAAGAAAAATAAAGAATTGGAATCTATTTAAAAAATACAAATGGAAAATACAAAAAGGTAAAGGAGTTGCCACACCATAAATCCTTAAGGTATTTTCCATTTGTAAGAATAGTGTAACACGGATACCATTAAATGTGAATAGGAAATTAATGTAATTATTGTTAATCCATTAAGGCTATTATGTTGCTTTAATATTCATAACTTTAAATTGTTACAAATGAATGGTAAATACAATACTTTTTATTGTAAATGGTGTGATGAGAAATTAATACAAAAAGTTAAATGTAAAGAAAATGTAAAGAGATTTAATTAGAATTATTTGTTCAAGTAATAAATCAACATACCTATAAATGGAGTAGCAATAATTACCAAACCTAAAATTATAATCACAATTCTTCTAATATCCTAATTAAAAAGACCCTGCCCATAAAAGCAAGGTTGGATGTAGGACGAGAATGAATTTAGTACGAGATTATCATATCCAGATAATTAATAATTATACATAAAGAGGAGCAAAACAATGAAATGTATTAAGGAAAGTTGTAGAATGCCATATATGTCAGGAAATACTGGATTTTGCAACGAACTAGAAACTTTTATTTTTGGTAGTGAAGCAGAATGTCCTCTGCCAGATAAGATTTTGCAACTTGAAAAACAATTAAGGGAATATAATTGTATTATGGATAAGGTGATTGTTTATCATGCAAAAAATGGTGAGAAAGGTGATGTAAATTAATGAATGATGTAATACAGTATAAGTGTCCAGAATGTGGCGAATATGGAGCATCTAAATCATGGGACGAAGAAACAATAAAACATTATGATGAAAGTGAACATGATTGTGTTTTATCAATTACAACAAGTAAAAATGATTGTGAATTTTATTGTCCTAATTGTAAATCGCTTATTGATGGAAAGGATATAAAAACTGATGAAGAATTAATAAAACCATCAAATATTATTAAGGAAAAGATTGAAGAAATATTAATGGAATATATGGATGGTACTTATAAAGGATTTGATGGAGAAAATTTAATAGACAATATTAATGTTTGTTCTTTAAGAGACGATTTAATTAAATTATTTGATGAAATGAATAAGGAGGAATTATAATAATGGAAGGATTTAAAATAAACTGTACTAAGTGTAATGCAGATGAAACAGAATTATATGAGAAAAATATTTATGATAATTTAAAAATAATTGGATATGATATTTATTTTGTCTGCAATGAATGCCAATGGGAAGAATTATTTAAAGAAATAAGATACCCAGTAGAAGAAGTTGTAGATATGAAAATCATTAAAATCATTGTAAATAAGTTACCTAAAAATTGTAGCTTGTGCACTTTGCACGAAGATGAATATTGTAAAATTAAAGGTAGTGTAATTGGTTCAGAATGGGTTGATTTATATTCTGATTTTAGAGATGGTGATTGCCCTTTAGAGATTGAATAAAATAATAAATAAGGAGTGATAAGGATGAAATGCATAGGTGCGAAATGTCCTAGTATATTTGAATCAGACGGTAAAAAGTGGTGTAATGTGCTAAATTATTATGTTTGGAATGATAGTGAATGTAAATTGCCTAATAAAATTAGAGAAATTAGGGATGAATTATTGAGGAAATGTGAGTTGTTAGAAACTATTTTAGAGGTTGATTGTGTTAAAGATTTGGATAAATTAATTGATTTGATAGATGAAGCAACATGATTAAACTTAATCCTTATTCTTGGCAAGATGCTGAATATTGGTTTGAAGATGAATCAGAAGTATTTGAGTTTATGAAAGCGAATGAAGATATGATTATTAAATATTCTTTAGAAAATGGAATGACGATTAGGGATGGGATTAAATATTTGTTTAGGGTGAGAGGGTGTAATAGTGAAATGTATAGGTGAAAAATGTTTGGAGTATTATGAGGGAACATTTAGATTTTATTGTAGATTAATGGGTTATCCGGTTAATTTAGAATCTAATTGTTTAATTAGCAAATATATTCAAAGAGAAAAAGATAGACTGGCTGATTTATTTAAATTAGAAGATATTATAAGTGAATTAAAAATTTTACGAGACTGCAATGAAGAAAAGATTTAATCAGTTAAAGAATGTATTTTAAAGAAAAGGAGGGAATTAATTTGTATATGGGCAGAAAAGCAGATTATGCAATGATGGTATTATATACTGTAGGTTCAGATATAAGAAGGGTACTTAGAAAGATATTAGGATATTGTGATTATTGTAATAAGTATTTTCTTTATCCTAAAAAAAGACATATGAATACCATGTATGAAAATGAAGAATCAAATTACTGTACTTGTTGTGAAGAATGTTTTGATCATATAGAAGAATACTGGTCAGAATGTTGGAAGGAATATAATAATAGTAGAGGATGTTAAGGTATCCTAGCAAATCAGAATTTGAAAGGAAGTTAAAGAATGAGCAAACCACTAATTGAATTAATATTCCCCGAATCTGGAGATTGGGAAGTATTGAGAATGAATTTAGGAGAAGATTTTAAACATGAAGGGCACTCAATTCCTAACGGGGCATGGATTAAGTTGTTAGAAATATTGGGTTATGAAGTTGAAGTAAAATATATTTCTGATGAAGATATGGAGCATGAGAGATATTGAGTTCATTTCAAAGAGAAGATTTATCGAATTACGAAAGGAGCATAAATATGACAAGAACTATAGATTATGCTAAATGTCCTAAATGTGGTAAGAAATTTGAAATGGGATTCAATAATTATTGGATGTCTTCAGCTTTTGGAGAATATTCATTCGGTCATACCAGTCATACATGTGAAGATTGTGGAACTAAGTTTAATATGACTGTTAAGAAGCAAATCGTGTTTAATGCAAAAATAATAAAATAAAAGGAATGTGAACATATTGAAAAGAAAAACAATAAACGCTGTAATAACTAAGAAAATTAATGAGTGGTTAGAAAGTATAGATGATCCCACGGTAAAGCAAAAGATTAAAAAGGATATTATTGTAACTGGTGGTTGCATTACCTCAATGCTATTAAATGAAGATGTTAATGATTTTGATATCTATTTTAAGACAAAAGAAAGTGTAAAAGTAATCTCTCAATATTATTGCGATAAATTCAATGAAAGCAACAACACAAAAACAAATAAACTAGGTAGACCATATCGCGCATGGGTACTTGATGGAACTGATGTGGAAGCATGGAAAGAAGATAGAAAATTATTATCAGAATTTGCATTTGATTATAAGGATATAAAATATAAAGATGTAAAAGACTGGGTTTATTCTGAAGAAGATGAAAATAGATATACATATTTACAAGTTTCAGGTATGTTACTAAATACTTCTCTTGATAGAATTAAGATTATGATTAATTCAGATGGAATTGCAGAGGATAGTGATTCAGTAGCAGATAATGCAGAATATAATATTGATACATATTTAGATGCTTTGAGTGGCGGAGATAATATTTCTGCTGAAGAATTGGAGGAGAAAGAAAATAAGACAAAATATAAACCAATATTCTTATCAACAAACGCAATTACTTTATCTAATAAAATTCAATTAATTATAAGATTTTATGGTGAACCAGATGTAATTCACGAAAACTATGATTTTGTACACGCTACAAATTATTGGACTTATGCAACTGGAACAGTATTAAATCAAAGAGCATTGGAGTCAATTTTAAATAAAGAATTGTTTTATATTGGTTCAAAATATCCAATTTGCAGTTTAGTTAGAACAAGAAAGTTCATAAAGAGAGGTTGGCAAATTAACGCAGGGCAATATGTAAAAATATCTTTTCAAATTAGCAAATTAGATTTAGAGAATATCTATGTGTTGGAAGATCAGCTTGTAGGAGTAGATAGTATTTATTTCTTAAATTTTATTAATGCGTTAAAAACAAAACATATAAAAAATAATGATTTTGTATTGACTCAAGATTATTTAACTACTGTGATTGATAAAATATTTGGTTAATTAATCCTTCGAGTTTGTGATTTCCAAGGAAGGAAGTGAAATAAATGTCTATAGAAATTATAGGTCAACCAGAAGGTGAAATAGAGGTTAAAAGATTTTATCTTTCAGGATTGCAAATAAATGTTACATGCCCTGAATGCGGGGACTCATATCTATGGGAAAATTATTTGAGTTATCCAGATATAAATATACCAATAGATTTAGGTTTGGCGTGTCATGAATGTGACTACAATTGGACTGAACAGATAATATTAAACGTAAGTGTAGAGTTGGTTTGATATTCATAAATTAATAAATAAAATTATTTGACAATGACCTTGTTTGTATGGTATATTATGTATAGGAGCAAATGAGGTCAAATTTTTATTAGAAAGAAGGCGAGATTGGAATGGAAAATATTCAAAGAATTCAAACCCTTGTTAAAGAACTAAATTTGGCTTGTGACGCTTATTATGTCAAAGATAATCCAATCATGTCAGACAAAATTTATGACTCAATGTACGATGAATTAACGGCCTTAGAATTAAAAACAAACTACATATTATCCTCATCGCCAACTCAAAAAGTTCAAGGGAAAGTTTTAGATTCATTAAAAAAAGTACAACACACTGAACCAATGTTATCTGCTGAAAAATCAAAAGATATTAATGATGTAATTAAATTTATGGGTAATCAGGATTGTGTTTTGTCTTGGAAATTAGATGGGCTGACGCTAGTTTTAAAATACAACGAAGGTAAACTCCAAAAAGCTGTCACTAGAGGTGGTGGAGACGAAGGGGAAGATGTTACTCACACTGTAAAAACATTCTCCAATGTTCCACTCTCAATTGATTATGCTGGATATTTAGAAATTCGTGGCGAAGGTATGGTTGCTTATAGTGATTTTGAAAGAATTAATAATGAAGTAATTGCTAAAGGCGATGAGCCATATAAGAGTCCTAGAAATCTAGCAGCAGGATCAGTTAGGCAACTTGATTCAAATATATCTAGAGCAAGGAATTTAATGTTTGTTTCTTTCGGTATTGTTAAGTGCGATGAATGGTTTATGCATAAGATGAATCAATTTATGTTTTTGAAGTCATTAGGATTTGATGTTGTCGAACATGTTTTAGTAACTAAAAATGAAATTGCTTCATTTGTGAACATATTTGAATCAAAATTAGAAATACTACCATATCTTACTGATGGATTAATTATTGAAATCGATGATATTGTTTATGGAAAGGCGCAAGGATTTACAGGACATCATACCAAAAATCTATACGCGATGAAATGGAATGACGATAGTTTTGAAACAACATTTAAACACGTTGAGCTAAACACAACAAGAACTGGTATGGTATCTTTGACAGCTATTTATGATTCTGTTGATCTTGATGGGGCAAATAATACAAGAGCAAGTTTGCATAATTATGATATCTATGAAGATTTTAAATTAGGTGTTGGTGATACATTAACTATTTATCGTGCCAATGGGGTTATTCCTCAAGTGGAAGATAATCTAACACGTTCAGGGACATATAAAATTGATATGAAATGTCCTTCGTGCGGTGGTGATATTGTAATTAGAGCACCTAAAGAGGCAAGATTCTTATTCTGCGATAATGAAGATTGCCCTGCACAATTGGTTAATAAATTTGTTCACTTTTGTTCAAAAAGTGGCATGAATATTGATGGATTTTCTGATGCAGGAATTGAATTGTTTATCAATGAAGGATTCTTAAAAAACTTTGCTGATATTTACAAACTTGAACAGTATAAAAGCAAAATAGTTAAACTTGAGGGTTGGGGTACAAAAAGCTACAATAAATTGATTCAAGCAATTGAAAAATCAAAGACGGTTAAGATGGAGAATTTTCTTTTTTCACTTGGTATAAAGAATGTTGGTTTAGGAGGAGCAAAAAGGCTGACACAACATTTTAATAATGACATTAATAAACTATTTGATGCAGTTGAAAGTCATTATAATTTTAGTAAGATAGTTGACTTTGGTGATATTACTGCTCAATCAGTCAACGACTATTTTAATAAACCACAACATAATAATGTGATTAGTGAATTGATGGATTATATTAAATTTAAGAAAGAAGAAAAGAAAGGAGTAGTTAATATGGATGGAATTTTTACAGGAAAGAAGCTATATTGCACTGGCTCGTTCGAATCACACAAGAAGGAAGAATTAAAAAGTATTATAGAAGGTTTAGGTGGAGAATTTGGTTCAGGTTACGCAAAGTCATTGGACTATTTGGTAGTAGGGAAATTGAAAGGTTCCTCCAAAGAGGCAAAAGCATTAAAAGATGGAGTGCCTATTCTTACAGAAGATAAGTTTTTAGAAATGATAGGAAGGAAATAATCATGAAGAAAATTTATAAATATCAACTTACAACAGGATTAAATGAATTAGAAATGCCAAATACAAAAATTTTAAATGTCATTAATCAAGGGAGAATACCTACTTTATATGCAGGATGGGATATCGAAGACAACATTGTTGAAAATAGTGAATATCTTAATACAATTACAGATGGCATGTTTGTGTGGCATATATTTATTCAGAAATAGAGAAATGTTTAAAAATAGGAATCCGTAAATCATTGCTATATAAGGGTTTACGGATTCGTAAAATACTTCGAAATATCGAATTTATAGGATTAAGAAAAGGTGGTTAAAATTATGCTAACAATAGACTTCAAAGGAATTGTAAAATGTGACGAGTCTGCTGAGTGGTTTGCAGAAGATAAAGATGGAAAAATTATAGATGAAGATTTTCTAAGTGGTATAGATAATTATTTGGAGTCTTTGGGAATTGATATTACACATGAGGGCGAAGAAATAGAGGTGATTATTAAAATAAGAGATAGAGAGGAAGATCAAAAATGGTAAGTATGACATTCGAAAAAGCAGAATTAGATGTTAGTAAATTTGAGGCAAATAGAGAATATAGGATAGAATTTAATTCAAAGGAATATGGACATACCATAATTCATAAAGCATTTGTTAAAAGTGTAGATATTGAATCAAATACTATTGAATTTGAACCTCTTCCAGAAAATAAAAAACAAGAAGAGTTTAATGGAGGATTTTCATTTACTATAAATGATTTAGAAGGAAATACAGTATTAAAAGTGGATAGATAAAACATTAAATCACCAATTTGAAAGGAGATTATAAAATGGATTTTGATAATATGACAAGAGAAGAATTGTTAGACGTTTTAAAAGAAAGTTATATGAAATTAATTCGCCCAATACCAAATGATCAAACGTTTAAAGTTGGTAATTATTACAGAGGTGAACAAACAGGTGATGACGAGATTGAAATACATGGATACGCAATTAGATACCTAACATTTGACGAAACTGACAAATATTTTAGAGAGTAATTAAAATACAAAATTCCTCGGACAAAGAAAGGAAAATAAATATGAACAGACTATCATATATTCTACTTACTTTAATCTTTTGCATTTTCGTTTCCATAGGATGTATAACAGGCGATATTGCAATTGGTTGTTTACTTATGCTTGGAATGCTATTTTCAGTGATTATAGGTGTTTTAGAAAGGAAGATTTAACAATGACAAAAACAGAAATTCTACTATATGGAGCATTATTGGAAAGTGATATGTATAGTGATGGATATGGATCTACCGATGAAGATACGGAATTATTACAAAGGGCGTTAAAGAAAATATATGGTATCACAGAAGGATGTTCTAGAGATATCTTAGAAAAAGCAGAAGAACAAATGAAAAGTGATTTGAAAGATTTGGTTATAGAATTTAGAAGTAAGATGGAAGAGTATTTAAACGTATAATAGAAAGGAGATAATTCTAATGATTAAATATTATTGGAAAATTATTATGAGAAATGGCAATAGTTATTATATTGAATCGGAAGTAAATAATATTGAAGAACTTATTAAAAATAGTTTCAGTCCAGTATCTCAAGATAGTTTTGCTGTATTTACTCTACATAATTATAGTTCTTCAGCACAAGAAAATAAAATATTGATTAGATATTCTGAAGTTTCAGAGATATTATGGAATGGAAAGTAAAAGAACTATTTGATGTCAAATAAAAATAAAGAGGAGAATGAATAATGAGTAAAAATGAAATTTCCATTGCAACTGTAAAACAAATTACCAAAGAAGAATTGCAAAAATATGTAACAGGCAACTTTACGGAAAATAATATAAGGAAAACAATTCAAGAACAATTAGCTAAATCTGGGGAAAATATAGTGTTTAAACAATTAGGTTTAAGAATGGATTCATGGAGTCACAAATGGGAGTTAGATAGTTATGGTAGTCTGAGCCAAATGGTGAAGAAAAGCGAATCACTTATCAATGATGTTGGAGGTGGGGTAATTCAAGAAATTATTAAGGAGGTAACTCCTGAAGATGTTATTGCTTCACTAACCCAAAAGAATATACAATCATTAAAAAAGATTTACAGAGAAACTTTATTTGCATATTTTGAAAACGAAGTTAGAAATCTTGCGATGGAACATGGTAAGGAGCAAGCTAAAACATTATTTATGAAACATTTATATGAGGAAGAAAATAATTCCGAGCAAATTTAACTTTTAATTGCTTTAGAAAGGAGTAAATATAAAAATGTATACACATAGTTGTTTTAATAAACCTAATAATATCGAAATTAAAACTGACAATAAACAAAAATGGAAAGTTGAAGTGTATAAAGAAGAATTGGGTAGATATGAAATGAGTAACTATCTTACATTTCTTGCAGAATTTAATACTGAGTATTGTCCTTTTTGTGGTGGGAAGTTAATAGGAATAGACCTTTAAAATTATGGTTTTAATGGGAGGAGATTTTTATAAATGAATAATGAACTGCAAGAATTGAGAAACACTAATACAGAAAAAATTATGAAACTTATTGATGATAAGATTAATCTAAGATTGGCACTAGAATGTTTAAAAGATGAATATGTTCAATATGTCATTGTAATGAATATGACGATAATGAAGAATGTGCTTATTGTTATGCTAAAAGAGTATTAAAAGAAACGAGGGATAAATAAAAATGATTAGTTGTAGAAAGTGCGAACATTATCAACCTAAAGATTTAACAAGATTTACTTTATTAGAAAAATGTCAAAGTGTGAGTGGATTTTGTACGGATTCTAATAATCCTGATTTTAATGAATATGCAAGAAGTTTTGGCAGGGGAATTGGTAGAATTGAATCATACATAACCCCTAAATGGTGCGCCAAAAGAAAGAATCCTAAGTCAACTGAAGAATATTATAGTGAAGAAGAAATTAGAGAGTTTGTCAAAGAAAGAAAATTAATTGAATTTATAAGACAGATGAGATCTGGTGGCATTCGTTGGTACTAATCCAACGAAAAGAACATTTGAAAGGATGTAAAAAAATTGGATTACGTTGATCGAATAGAAAAATTAAAGGAAAGATTCAGTGAAGAAGACGATAAAGAATGGACGGATGAGGAAATAATTCAGGCGTGTGTAGCGGTTGTATACAATGGAGTTTTCAAAAAAAGATGGAATGTAAACATTACTAGTGGTAAAAAAATAAAAGTAAAAAATGATAAAAAGGAGTTTAATTATGACTAGAGGGCAGGGTATAAGAAAAGCAATAATACTTATAAATAAATTAAAAAGTATTGAAGGACTTTCAAAAGATACAATGTTAGAAATTGATGAAATTATTGAACATCTTGAATTTGTATCTCAGTTTTATCTCTAATTAACTATCGAAATCTGACATTCAAATGGTTTAGAAAGGAATTTATAATGAACAATGAAGAATTATTTAGAAGAGAGTATTTAGGAAAACTATATGAACCATTAAAATGTTGTTCAGGAGCATATGAATTATGGATTGATTATGAATATAATTGTGAAATGTTTGATAGAGATATTTGTCACGGAGGGCTAGATAGTCAAGGGTTTACTAAGCCAACAAATACTCATGAATTAAGAGAAATTAATCAAAATGCAAATTATCTTAGAGATAAAGTTTGGATGAGAGCAAAGGAATTGGCAATATTTGATTTTAAAGATTTTAATGATGCCAGAAGGTATGTAAATAAGTTAACTTGGAAAGGGATTCAAGAAGAGTATCAAAGATTATGCGTACGATGAAAATTACCTTTGAACGTATTGAAATAATAAAGTGAAAGAAAGAAGGATAAATAAATGAGTTACAAAATTGGAGAAGAAATTGGATTTAAAGATGATTTTGCAATTGAATCAGCTTTTGGTGGAAATAAACTTCAAGTCAAACAAGGAGATAAAGGATTTATAGATAGTAGAGGCATGATTCATTATACTACTGGTCAGGCAAGGGGCAAGATTCATAGTTTAAGCAAAGAGATTGAAGTTAATGGATATGACCATACAAGTATTGCTAAGTTAATTTTTAAGAGATTAAATAACCAATATGGTATTAAAAGTGATTTTCTTGAGGATTATGAAATTAGTGAAAAAGATTTTATTGGAGAGATTGAAGATATTTTAAGCGACATTTTATAGAAAGTAGGTAATTAACAAGATGATTACTAAAGAATTTCTTAAAGCAATTAACCCTAAAAGTAATCCATATAACCCAAAATACTCCCAAGGCACATATACATTCTTGCATAAAAATATAAACAAAGATATTAAAATTTATTTTAAAAATAGAAATAATATAACTGGTAATATTATAACTTTTAATATAAGAGCAATAAAATATTATTCAACTCAAATATACTTTATGTACAAAACAGATTATAAATGGCAAGGGATTTCATGGTTTAAAATTATGAGCAATAAATATGAAACTATGGACTATTCAAGTCTTGAAATGAAAGAATTTGAGGATATTACTGATTGGTTTTGCAGTGAATATATTAAAATTGGAAGATGTTTATTTGATATAGAACATATTAATTTCTTACTTGGTGAAAATCATAATTATGTTGGCGAAAAGAATAGGTTTGAAACTGTTGATGGGATTAAAAAATGTAAATGGTGTGGAAAGGTTGTTGAATAATATGGAAAGATATTTTGAGATAACAAAACAATCAAATTTATACAATCAGTATATGGAATATAAAGACAATCAAAAAGTAATGTATAATATCTCAAAAGAGTTTATGGATACTCAAGGAATTGAAACTAATGAATATGCAAATCAAAACGACAAATTTTATATTGTACCTACTGAAAAAGATTTGGATAAATTTAGTAAATCTTTATGCAAGTCTGTTGGAGAAGGATTAATGGCATTTAAAGTCAGTTCAAAGGCAGGAAAAGCATGGGTTAAAACTTTAGAAGATAAACAAGTCAAGATCAAACATAAACCATATGTAGGATTTAGCTTTAGAAATTGTTTAGGCAAGAATCGCTCAAGAATATTTGCTATTGATAGTGTGGTTTATTGTTCATTTGAAAATGAATATGATTTTGAAGATACTCCAGAGGGGTTTGTAGAACTAAAAGCAAGTGAGTTTTGGAAAATTGTTGAGGATTATGAAGGGAGAAATAAAGAATGACCAAAGGTGAATTGAACTATGCAATTCGTCAAGCATTAAATGTATTTGATGAATGGAATGATGTCACAGGAGCAATACCAAAGGGTATAAGTTGGTATTATGAAGCGCAAGCATGTATTGAAGATGCTGTGAGAATTGGAGCGAAAATTGCTATTCAAGGAATGGATGCTGATTTGAGTGAGATTTTAAATAAATAGCTTGAAACGAATCAATTATAGGAAATTAAATAGGAGGGAAATAACTAATTGGCATTTCTTAACGAATACATAATTAAAGGAGAAATTACTGAAATACATTTTCAGAAAAAGAAAGAATTAGGTTTTTGTGTTATTGATACTGAAGACCTACAAAAATTAATAGAATTTGATATGACATGGTTTCCACATTTTAATTATTCAAATAAAAAATACTACATTCATGCAAATATTAACTTGGTTAAGGGTAGAGGAAATAAATATAAAAACTCAACTATAAGTTTACAAACTTTTCTAGTAGGAACAAGGACAGGGAGTAAAAAGATTAGGATTATTGTAGATCATATTGACCACGATACTTTTAATAATAGAAAAGAAAATTTGAGGATAATTACCAATCAGGAAAATTCAGTATATCGAAAAAGTAAAAACTCTAATAATAAATCGGGGTATCGGAATGTTAGTAAACGAGATAAGTGGTGGATAGTCCAGTTACAAATAGAAGGTAAAAATACTACACTTAAAAAGTTTCCTCTAGATCAATTAAAGGAAGCTGGAGCGTATGCTGAAAAGATGCGTGAGAAATATTATGGTGAATTTGCCGGAGGCACTTAATACATAAGTCAAATAAAAAACTGAATTCATGAGATGAAAGGAGTCAAAATAAAATGTTGCAAGTAGATAGTTTGTATGAAACTAAAACAGAAATTGATGGTAAATGGGTAATTGCAAGACTAATTAAAGATTCATTTTTAAATAGATTCAAAGATGCTATTCAAATTATATTAGGCAATGCTGAAGCAGTTAAATTTTATAAACAATAAAGGAGAATTGAAAATGGAAGTTGTTATTACGAATAAAAATATGAGTGTTGTAAATGCAAAGAAATCAATGCAATTTGATTGCCCTAATTGTGACCATAATCAAATTACAAAAGCATGGAATTACACACATAATTATTGTCCTCATTGTGGAGCAAAAGTGATTTGGAATATAGAACCATCTGAAATATTTTGACATCAAAAGAAAAGGAGGAATAAAAATATGGATTTACAAACTAAAAACTCTCTTAAATCTAGTCTTGCAATTTTATTGGCAGTTGAAACCCTAGAATATGAAAATCAAAATTATTTGTCTGGAGACAACAGGAGTAGATCATTGGCGAAAATTGAACTTATTAAAGATATGATAAATGACATCAATGAAAATATTAAGTAAATGAAAAAAGAATTTGATTCTATAAAATTTAAGAAAGTAGGATATCAAAATGGCAAAATTGTATAAAGTAGAAATGTATATATTAGATCCAAATGATTATTATAGTTGTTTTGACAATATTATTGCTGACTGTGAGAATGCGACAGATATTTATTTTAGATGTTTCAATGAGCAGGAGGCTGAAGTGGAATGGGATGATGGTATAAACCTTAATCAAAGAGATTGTACATTGGAAAGTCATCGAAACTATTTTAAGAAAGTAGGAAAATAATTATGGCAAAGTATCGTAAGAAACCAGAAATAATTGAAGCAATTACATTTGACGAGTTTTTAGAATATGGAAGAAACAATGGAGAAAATATAGTATGTGATATGCCGTGGTCATTTAGCTATAATGGGTATCCTATTACACATGAAAACGATGAATGCTATTTAATTCTTACACTAAATGAAACATATAGATTCACGCCACAAGACATGTTAATTATAGATTCACATGGTAAAATACGTCCGTGTGGATTAGATACATTTGAGAAGATGTACGACTTAGTTGTAGAATAACCCAATGACAGAGGAGTATGATGGGATGTCAATATATACAACGAAAAATGTCACATATTTTTCAATTATAGATAATGATGAAAATGAAATCATTTTAATACAAAAGACTTGTTGGGATTGTGTGCAACGAATTGGAGAAGAGTGTGGCATTGACGGTCATGAAGTTTATATGGATAGTGAAATATGTAGTAGTTTTGAAGAATCTTAAAGGAGTTTGATTCGATGTTTAAAATAATTTGTAGCACATGTAGTAATGAAGTTAATTTAATTAAACCAGAAGACGAGGAAGAACGTACATATGATGAAGATGATGGTTGGTATGTTACTGAAGAAAAATTAAGTAAATTTGATTTTCATGGTGAACATGATCAAATTTGGATAACTTGTAACGCTTGTGACACAAGGGTTTGGATGTTCACATAATCACATAAATCTCATATTTGAAAGGTAGAAGGGAATGATTATGATAACATTTAACGAAGATACAGAAGTAGAAATAAATATATATAAATGGAATGGTGAAGATCAGGTTGATATTGAAATTGATTATGGAGGATTTAGTTCGTTAGAATTGTCAACTTCTTCAATGAAAGAAGCAGACATATTTATCAGAGCGTTAAAACGAGCAGTTGTAAAAGTAAATAAGTACAAAGTTAATGAGGATGGAACTGTTGATGGGAATGGGACAATAGACAGAATCATATAATATGAAACCACTGTTTTAATCTATAATATAAAAGGAGATTAATAAATTGGGATATATAATAACCAAAGCAGGTAAAAAGATAGAAGTAGATAATGAAGAAGAGGTAATTGCTGAGAATGTAGTCCTAATTAGTTATGATGCTATATTAAAAGATAATTATGTAATTAATATTTTTAAAAAAAATATGTGGGAAAAGGGTTCTGGTTCAGAATTTGTAACTGAAATTATAATAGAGCATAAACCAAATAATGAGGAAATAATGTATCATATGGTTCAAAATGGTGTGAATCGAGCTAGTGGTTATGCCTCTATTGATAAAATTAAAGTGTTGGATTTTAAGGATTAAGGAATTAATAAAAATATGAATAAGCATGACAAAATAATCTCAAACATTAAAGCATCTATGGCAATTGAAGGATTAAAACCTAGCGAATATGCTTTGAGTTTAATTGAACAGTATGCAAACGGAAAAATTACTGTAGAAGAATTTATAAGTAAGATTAAAGAGAAGCATAATATTGAAAATTAAAAATGCTATTTGAAAGGAGGATTTATGCAAGAAGACATTATTTACGTTGTTTATTTTGATGGAAAAAGATATGAAAAAGAAGGATTAAAGATTGCTTACCTAAATAAAAGTTATGCAAAGCAAATTATTACTACTGAAGCAAAGAATAAGGCCAAGGATAAATATGATGAAGAGGTTACAAGTAAGACGTTTAAATATTGGTATGAATTAACTGAAGAACTACAAAAAGTGCTAATTAATAAAATGAAAGAAAGATTTACGATTGTAAAATATAAACCGTGTTTATAAATCGGGATTAAACACAATATTGATGTATTAGAAAGGAAATAATTGTTATGAATATAAGAAAAGACTTATTTAAGATTTTTCAAGATAATAAAGATCAATACGACTTATATGAAAAAGTAATAATCTTTATTGAAAAAGCAATAGAGGATACAAAAGGAGAAGAGAATGCAGAATTTTATCATACAGCAAACATATTATTAGATAGTATAAATAATGCAGGATGGGAAGATCGCCACTCTCAACAAATTCAATCATTGTGGGATATTCGAAATAAGATTACGAGTAAATATTATAAATATTTATATTAGCTTAAAATCCAAATTTGCAAGTAAAATAAATATTGTAATTCTGCAATAACTAAGATATAATTATTGTAGGATTACAAAATAAGAAAAGAGTTGATACACATATGGGCAGTTCGCTCGCAGGTGATTCACAATTAAATTTTTTCCCAACGGAAACTTGGGAGACATATCGTTTACTAGGTTTACTTGGTAGAATCGATATTGATTATTATAAGAAAAGTTATTTAAAAGAATACTACACAGAAAAAGGAATATATCAAGAAATTGCAATGAGGTCACTCGACAACCAAGTACCTATTGAATACTCATATTTTGACAAATGGTTAAATGATAAAGATTATGAGAAAATTAAGCAATATTGTGAATTTACATTGGGATATGGAGATAAATTTCCTATTACAGTTTTTGATGGTTTTGCAGGAAATGGTGATTTTTTAGATGTATTTAAGTCATTTATTCCTAAGAAAAATAATAGTAATGATTTTTTATTAATTGCTAATGAACTAGAAGAAGGAAGATTTAGGACAATACAATCCAATAAAAACATTGATTATTGTTACAATTCTTCATTTGAAGAGTTAAAAGAAATTCCAAAATCTTCAATCTCATTAATGTTGCTGAATCCTCCATATGGCATAACTAACGGTCAGAGGAATGTCAAGAATTACATTTCTCAAATCCTTAAAAGAAATTTAATTTATAATCATCCTTCTTCAAAAGATTACAAAACAGGATACATAGCATTTGTTATCCGTAAAGATGATTTTCTAGATTCTCTAGACATATTATCCAAAAACTTTGATATCCTTAAAAACTCAATCTATAAAACTAATCCAGAAGAATATGCTAAATTTAAACAATATATTTTTGTAGCTCATCTTAAACGCCATCCCTATGACCTATCTAATACCTTACAAGCAATGGACTTCCAGAAACAGTACAATGAAGTAAAAGCAATCATCGAATCTGAACCAGAATTCAACCTCAGACAATACAATACTTATCAATCCATGAATTATCCTTACATTGATTATGATACTGCAAAAGAAAATAATAAATATATTAAATCTCCTACTACTCACATTAGCAAAAATGATTCTATATGGAAATGGGTTAAAGGTATTACTGAATTAAAAGATTTGGGTGAAGAAAAATTAGTTGTTCCCAAACCATTAAAATTAGGAGAAATAAGCAATCTCCTTGCATCTGGAATGATTAATGGAGAAATATCATTAGAAGATGGTACTGGTAGACATGTTGCTATTGGTGGCACTAAAAGTATTGAGAAAAAAGAAGTAAGTAAATACAAAGATGATAATGGTGAAAGTTTTACAGAGACAAAAATTATCAAAATGAGTTTGCCTTATCTTAATATTTTATGCTCCGATAACGGTAAATTAGTAATTAAAGAGTTAGGAGGAGAGTAATAATTTGATACCATATCTTAGAACAACAGATAAAAATACAATAAATTGTAATGCTGATTTAATAATTTTAGATTCAAATGAACCAATATTAATTTCTCTATGTGATTTACATATCAAAAATAGAAAAATATGTGCTGATATTATCTCTCATTCTTATTCAATTACATTAAGAGATAGAGAAGATATATTCTTTGAACAAACATTGTATGGCAGAGAAAATCATTACAGATATAAATCAGATAGAATGGAAAATGACTTAACTCATACAATTATTTATAACACAAAGATTAATGATTATTGTATTAATTGGAATAATGAAGATAAGAATGAGATTATCACAAAGTATTTAAGGAATATTCATTATTTGCCCGTGACTAGTGAAATTGTGGGTATGATTTTAGATAAATATGAAGTAGAGAAAGCAAAATATAAATACGGAAGTTATGGTTGTGTAGAAGAATGTACTGTTTATACTAATAATCATATGTATACTAATTTAAAAGTGTATAAAATTAATGTAACTTGGTTTAAACAGAGTTTAAATGCTTTGACTTTAGTTGGATATGCAGAAGATTTTGATTGGAATGAAATTGACGATATTGAATCGTACATTTTTAAATTTTTACAACCTATTAAGGAACGATTAAAGCAGAATGTTAGAGTTTTGTTTGATCCTAAGAATATTAATCAGAAAATGTTTGAAGGTAAAATGAAACCATTTGAAGGTCAAGTTCCAATTATTCAAGCAGGATTAGAGGTTTTGAAAAGAAGTAGGTTTGTTTATTTGGCTTGTACCCAGGGGTTCGGGAAGAGCTTAAGTGCAGCAAAAATTAACCATTGTCACTTATATCAAAAGAAACAAAATTATGTTACTTTGATTATGGCTCCTGCAATTACATTATCTCAATGGAAAGATGAGATTAAAAATAGTATTGGTGATAAAATTAATATTTACACAATCAAGAAAACATCTGAATTTATTAATATTTATAATAAAACTCATTTACAATTTGATAGACCAACATATTTCCTTGTTGGAAAAGAAACGTTTAAATTAGATGCAAAAAGAGTTTCTGGAATCAATATTAGAACAATGGAAATAAAGTATAAAAAAGAAGTACAAAGTGGAGGATATTATAGTTATTCTCAAATCAAAGAAATCAAAGAGAAGATTACTATCGCATGTTGCCCAGACTGTGGTAGACCATTGCAGAACGAATTAAGGAAAAAGGAAGATGTATTTTTTACAGCAAAAGATTTTGAAGGTAATCCTAAGAAAAGTAATTATAAATGTTCAAATTGTGATGCAGTTTTATGGCAATCTACATATGACAAGACAAAGAAAAGTAGTTTAATAAGATTTATTAAAACTAAGAATATTCATTTTGATTCTGTCGGGATCGACGAAGCACATCAGAACAGAAATGGAGAATCGATTATCGGTAATTCTACTAGGACATTATTTAATTATGCTAAGAAAATATTGTTGCTCAGTGGTTCCAGTAACTCAGGATATAGTTCAAGTTTCCACAGTTTATTATTGGGATTAATACCAAATAAACTCAAAGCAAATGATGTTATGGAAATGGAAAAATTTATTAAGACTTATGGAACATTAATGGCAGTCTCTAAAAAGAAAGATGGAGAATACTATCGTTCAGGTCGTAGTGAAATTAAAGATAGCGAATTCAAGGAGATAGAAGGCGTGAATCCAATTTGCTTTGCTAAATACTTAGTTGAGAACTATATTTTTGCCACTTTAGACGATCTAGGAAAGGATTTGCCTGACTTAAATGAGTTCTATGTACCTATCAGTCAAACAGATGAAATGGAACGCTTAGAGAGGCATTTATGGGGAGAGATTAAGTCAGCAAACGCTTTCAATGCTAAAATGTACGAAGATTCTATTGTAAAACATTATATTAATAATCCTTTTGACTGGAATTCTATTCCTATTAATCGTGGTGAAGAAAGTTATAAAGAAGTTCAACCAAGATGTATTAATGATTGTATTTTACCTAAAGAACAAAAATTATTAGATATTGTATTGCAAGAGGTATCAGAAGGAAGGAAATGTTGCGTCTATGTTGACTTTAATAATGGTGGAGAATATATGCAATCAGATACAATTGCAAAAAGAATCGAGTCTTTATTAATCAAAAATAATATTCGGTGTTTTACACTTAGGACATCAGTGGCTACTTATGATCGAAAAGAATTATTGGACAAGAAAAAAGACGATTTTCAAGTATTAATTACGAATGCAAAATTAGTGGAAGTGGGATTAAATCTTACATACTTATCCAGCTTTATAAATTTCATGCCATCTTATCATTATGAAACTGTTGCTCAGAGTAATAGGCGTGGTTATAGAGCTAATAGTACATTAGAAAATAGGATTTATCATCTTTATTATGAAAATAGTTGTGAGAATGGAATTATTAAGAGATATCAACGCAAAATGGCAGAAGCACAAGCAATTGAAGGTAAATTTGACGCTTGTTTGGAAGATGATGATTCTATAAGAACTGCTAGTAAATTAGGGAAAAAGATCAATGAGGGAGTCGGCATAAAGTAAGAAATAAAAATATTGACATTTATAATCAAATAATGTATAATCTATACATAGGACAAAAGATAAAAACAAAAAGGAGGAAGCAGACCAAATGAAAAAGTTACTTATCACATCAATCATTCCAATCCTTATATTATCGGGCTGTGGTGCAAAATCTAATCAAATTCAAAAACCTCAAACACAACAATCTCAAGATGATGAAGAAATGGGTTGGTTTGAAGATGAAGTTTTGGATCTTGATGATTGGGGAGAAAGCAAACACAAAAAAGTCAAACCTAAGAGTGATACAAGCACTTCTAACTTGACAAAACAATCTGCTAATACTAAATCACCTACTGTTAAATCTAAGGCTGTTACAACTAAAAAGAAGAGTTAAAGGATGTGATAATAAGTTTTATCAAGAGTTCTAATCAAATAAATTATTAAAAATAAAATGAGAGAAGGAATACATAATGGAAAAATTTAATTTAGAAAAACATTGGGATAAATTTATCAAGGGACTCGTAACCGTAAACTGCAAAACAGAAGAATTAGCAAAGGAATTTCTGTCACATTGCCATAATGAAGGAATTAAATGGTCTGATGGAGATAGTTTAATATCTCAAAATGAATGGAATAACTACAAGTCAAAAACTTGTTATTGGGGAGATAGTGGAATATCTTACTCTGAAATTTATGATTATAATGTAAGAAATAATAATGTTGTAGAATTTGTAAGACTTACTCAACCAGAAACAAAAGAAAAAGTCATGAATCCTATAGAATTCTTTGAAAGCATTGTATCTTCACAATTATCATCTCAAATGAATCAAGAAACTATAAAAAATGCGGTATTCACACTAAATAATTATCCTCCAACAACCACATCTAAAGAAATTATCGAAGTAATTTATCACAATAAAGAAACAATCGTCCTAATTAAAGCAGATAGCAGATATTATAAAGGCGTTGTCAGTTGCCATTATCAAGATATATATAATAAAGAAGAAGGATTTAAAAGAGCATATGATAAAGCTAGGGAGAATCAGAAGGGAGGGAAATATTAATGAAAATAAAAATCATTAAAAACAAACCTTCTATTGATGGCTCAAGTGATAAATATATTGGTCAAATTTTCAATGCAAAATATGAAAAAGATGGAGATATTTCAATAACTGAAGGAAAGTTATGTGCAATGACAATATATAATGGGGAATATGAGATTGTTGAGGAGCGATGAATAATATGGATATCTTAAATCTACACGATCATGTCTATGACACTTACACTAATAAAGTAAAAGGCAATAAACTGCTTACATATGAAATGGTACAGCGAAAATTAACTCGTAATTATCATTTATCCAAAAAAGTAAAACTTGGTTCACAAGAATTATGTCTCTACGGATGCTTAACATTTCTAGTAGGAGAAAATTGTGTCTTATGGTTAAAGAATTATATTGGAACTGATACCTCTTGGTTTGTTAAGGATATGAAGAAATATGAGAAACTCAATGAACAATTAGGCATTGACAATAATGCAAAAGAATTAAAGTTTGACTAAATACTAAAATAATATATAATGAAAGAGAGGAATAAAACAATTGGGTAATATGAATAAAATCATGATGCTTAAAGCAAATAGTCCTGCGATACATAAATTAGGTGATATTGGTAGAAAATGTGACGATAAAATTAGGATTCATTCGGAAGATGATACACATTACATAGGAAGTTTCGAAGAAGGTTATGGATTTATTGATGTTAAATTTAATAAGTCAGATTGTAGGCCATTAACCCAAGCAGAGCGAGAAAAGCTAAATGGCTGTTGGTATGGTATTAATGGTAATCCTTTATATAGAATTTATGTAGACGAAGAAGGAAATATTGTTAATGGTAAGACTAAAACAATCAAAGGTATTATCAGAAAAGTTACTGATTTATTAGGCAAAGACAAACATAATGGTTTTATCAATTTATTAGTAGAGTTCGGTGAAGACATTCAGTTAGGTAGAAGTATAATATTAATGACTGGTGAAGGTGCTATTACTACATCAAGAGTAACTAAAGTAGATATTCATGAAAAGCAATATATAATTAATACAAATAATAGTATTTATTATATTGAGGTGGCTTAATGGCTGAAAAGATTATAGCATATTTCAAACAAGAAGCAGATAAGGAAGTAGCAAGAAAAGCGAAAGCAAAAGAGCAAGATATATCAGGATACATAATTGGTAGCGTTTATAAAGCACAAAAGAGACGAAAAAGATATATGGGGAGGTAGTGAGTATTATAGACAAATAAATTAACTCAATTAAAGGATGTGTAAAAATATGACATTGTACTGGGTTGTATGGTTTACAGGTGGAGCTATAGGGATATTAGGAGGAATATATTGCTTGTATTATACAATTAAATACCTATAGATTTAAGAATTTACAGGAAAGGAGGATAGTTTCTATGGGGAGGAAAATGACTAAGAAAAAATTAATAGATTTACTACAGAATGATAGTTCTCCTGATAATACGCCAGTAAATATAACTTTAGAATGTACTAATAATGATGAGTGTATTGTTGGTGAAGTCATAGGTGTAACATATGAAACAAAATATAAAGAAATAACTTTAAATGGCACTTATGCAGAAGAATATTAAAGGGAGGAAATAAACAAATGCTTACAAAACCAGAAGATGGATGGAGTAACCTACAAATTGAAGATTTCTCAGAAAGAGCAAGTTATATGACCGACATTCCAAACGAATGTTTAAATGTTTTCATTAATGCTCTGCAAAATAATACTCCTGCTGTAGTTTTCTTTGATGCGGAGGGTTGGGATTTCCATTTGGTTGCATCATATTATTGTAGTTATATTATTGTGGATAAAGATGATGCAAAATTATTTACGGTTAAAAAGAATATTTATGCACTTGCAAAAGAATTATATGATGATATTAACAATAATCTTGATGATTGGACTAATTGGTATTTAGATAAAAATGATACTAAGGAAGAAAGAAGTGAGTATAGGAAAGGACTAGAAACTAAATTAAGTCAATTAAATATGGAGATTAGTTGAGAAGGAGAGTGTTAATATGTTAATGTCTGTACAAGTGGTTTCAGGAATGACTCTTTTGGGTGTTATGGGTGCAGGATATTTTTTAATTAAATCCGTAGGTGAAAAGAAGAAATCAAAAAAGAAAATCATTATCCCACATTATAGCCTACCACAAGAAAGAATTAAAATATCTAAAGATGAAGTTAAAAGTAGTAGTGCATTTGTCAACACTTCAAATACAAACAGAAGTCCACAACCTTCAAGAAATACTACACCTACTCGTAAGAGCAACAACTATTTTGAAGACGACAGTCTATTAAATAATGCAATAGGAATTGGAATTATTAATAGTTCTGTATCTGATAGTCATAAACATTCGTATGATCATTCATATAATCACCATGACTCACATGATTCTGGTTCTTATAGTTCATATGACTCTGGTGGAAGTTATGACTCAGGTGGTTGTGATTGTGGAGGGTGTGATTGATGGCAAGATTTACAGATGAAGATATGAAAAAATATACTTTGATTAAGTCTGAAGATAAAAAAGGCTGTTTAATGTGTTATAACCATACAGAATATATTGATTATATTTGTGAAGGTAGAATGTGTAGTACTGAATGTTCAGAAGCATTTTATAAAATAATGGATCAATCGTCATGTGTTGATGAGCTGTAGTTTTAATGGAATACAAAATAAATAATATTAAAAGGAGAGAAATAAAATGGATACAAAATTAATATTAGACTTTCTTAGTAAATTAGGAGAACAGGTTAGTTCTACAGGGCAGGAAGTATTTAAAATTTATATACAACAATCTTATGTGGATGGAATATCATCATTAATTTGGGCATCAGTGTTATTTCTAATATTTATTGTGGGGTGTGGTATCATAGGTTTTTCTTTAATGTCTAAAGGTAAAAAATTAAATATGAAAGATTTTTATTCTAAAAATGATTTTGAGGAAGAAAAAATTGCCTATATGGGCATTGGAATTGCATTTATTACAATAGGATGTCTTCTTTTCTTAATAATTGGAATGTCGGAATTAACAGATGGGATTAAACATTTAATCAACCCTCAATATTATGCTTTGCAAGATTTAACCAATGCTGTTAAAAGTGCGATAAAGTAAATGGAAGTTTAAATCTATTTGATGGTATTAAAGAAAGGAAGAAAATATTAATGACAAATCAAGAACAAAAAACAATTGATAAATTATACCAATTAATGGCAGACATCCAAAAAGAGAATAATGAATTCAAAAAACAAGTAAATGATCTCACAATTAAAATGAATACAAAAGTAGAAAGTAAACATCTTCCTATTACTTTGGAACAAGATATTTTATTGGTAGCACAACAATCAATTCAAAAAGCAATCCAAGAATCTATGACTAAATACGACAGTCCTTTAATTAAACTTGTTTCGTCTGTAATTAATGAACATTCAACAGAGTTGAAGCAAATTATTTCAGATAGTTTTAATGAGGTAATTAAGAAGGAAGATTTCAAACAATCAATTATTGCAGGATTTTCACATAAAATTGCTAGGGCAATTATCAGTAATAATGATGGATTATTTGACAAAGTTGGCAATGAATTAAAACAAGATGCTGTATTTAAATCTAAAATGGCATTGGCTGTAGCAAATATTGTAAATGAGTGTTTAGAAGGAGGGAGTAAATAAATTGAGTTCATTCAGAAAAGAATTTAATACATATACTTTGGAAGAATTAAAAGATAATGAATCTGGTTTTGCTATTAAAGAATCATTTATTCCTGAAGATGAAGTTAAAAGTATGCTTGATTCAATAGAAAATGGTGTTAATATTATCAAAGAAGGATTAGAGAGTATTAAAGGATTGAGTGAAATTGATAATATTTATACCATAGTAAAATTGTTATCTGATAAATTATATTAATTCAGGGAAAGTTTTAATGGAAGGAGGTGATGATATATATGATTGTAATTTAACATACATAAAAAATATTTATCAGTATATTTTAAGAATAAAAATATAGCAAAAGAAAGAGGTAATAAAAATGTTTAATAAATTAATTGAAATGGTAATATCAAATCCTAAATTAGCAAAACCAATGGTAAGTGAATTAGTTGATCAATACAAACCACTATTATATGGAGTTGCTGAAGAGTTATTTAATATCTATAAAGATTATGCTAACAATACTGAATATTTTAGCACTACCGCAATTGCTAAAAAGAATCAATATGATGCTTATGTCAATGTAGGATTTTCAGATGAGCAATCTATGAGTTTAGTGTTGAATGATGCTAAGAAATTAGAAGATAGGTTGAATAAATTGGGTTCAGGTGTTATTATGAAAAACTATATCGTATTTTCAAACTAGGTCGAGCGCAAATGTTGGCAATGTTTAAAAATCACATATATCAATATATTTGTAACGATGATAAAGATTATATTGATGCTATTATTAAACAGTCAAAGGAAGATCCAGAAATGAAAGGATTCTTGGATATTTTGATTAAGAAAGAAGGATTGTAAAATGGATGTTAATTTATTTTCATTAATTGTAAAAAAATTAGGTGATTCAGATTTAGACGATTTTTCGTATACAAAAGACGGTAAAATTTATGGGTTCAAGGAGGTTGGAGATGATAGTTGGGACGATCAAGGAAAATATCAATACAAATATGAAGAAGGTCAACTAATGGAAATGGACGATAAATATGTAGAAGTTCAATTATTTCCGTTCGGAGTAACACGTTCCGTGTCAAGAAGTGGTTCATATTTTTCAGATTATTACTATGGGAAAGATGAATACGAAATGTTTGAAATTACATCAATTGAGATTCCAGAGGTTATTATTCCTGCTCATATGGAAGATAAATGGAATAAGCTTAAAATTGATTTAAATAATATTATTGATGAAGAGGAGGAAAATAAAAAGAGAATTGAGGCTGAAAGAATTAAATTAGAAGAAGATGCTAAAGCAGAAAAAGATAGATTGACTAAACTTTATCCTATGAACAATAATGATATAATTAAATTAGTAAATAAGAGTTTAAAAAAGAAAGGGTTGGAGAAATTTACGTTACAAGATATGCGAAAAGAGTATTTTGACATTGTAGTAAAAAAGAAACTTGAAAGTCAGGAATGGATTGATTATCATAGGGGTTTACAAGAATTACAAAAGGAAGGCGAATAATGAAAGAATTAATAATTCTAGACAGTGGCAAATATGAAGTTGTTTTAGACCAAACAGATGGTAAATTTAATTTCCATGCTTTACGATATGGTGAAAAATGGAGGGAATTAACAGGAGATAATTTAGTTCTTGTTATGTTTAATAAAATTCAGGATTTGGAAGATAAATTATTAGTATATGGAATTAAATAAATATAATTAATTACATAGAAAGGAGAGAATTAATAATGGATTTAAAGAAAGCCCTAGCAACAAAAGGTGGAGTCATACATATCGCATATCTAAAATCCAACATGAGTTTATGTTTACAATATGTTGGTGAAGATATACAAAATATTCAAGATAAGAACGTTACTTGTAAAAGATGTTTAAAGGCATATGCAAAAATAGAAGGGAATGGTGAATAAGTTAAATATAAAAATAAAAATATGTTGACATAAAGTTGTGAAAATGTTATACTTATTAAGTAGAGAAATTACATATTACATAGAAAAGAGGTGAAAAAATGAAGGATTTTGTAGTCGGAAGATCGGAGGGAATCGTTTATACAAATAATAATTTATTGTATAAGCAATTTACTAAGGATAATCAATTATTTAAACCTAAAAAGAAAGGTGAGATACATATGGATTTTATTAATAAAATGGTAGAAAAGATCAAAGACGCTAAAAATGATGCAGAAATTAAAGAAGTATTGAGTGAAGTATATTTTAACACACAATATGATTCTGCAATTAGAGCAGAATTTGATAATAATTTCTAATTATAAAATAAATCGAGGTGATAAAAATTAATTGAGTTTCAACAGACCTAAAAACGAAACAGAAACACATTTTCTATTAAAAGAAATATCTAAATACATATTATTCGGTTGGGGTTATAAGATGTTAGCTACAGAGGTAGGTGGCATGTGGAATTTAGATATTGGCAAAAAGAGAAAAGAAATCATTGATTGTGTTGGAATTAAAAAGGTTAGAATAGCACCAAGGAAATTTCATTATGATATGAAGGGTATAGAAGCAAAAGCAAGTCTGAGTGACTTTAAGAATGGATTTTGCTGTGCTCCTGCAATGAGTTACATAATTTGTCCTGTTAATGTTATTCCAATTGAATTAATACCAAAAGATATTGGATTGATTGAAGTGGATCTTGATAACTTTGAGTTAAAGAAGTATTCTCAGAAGATTTCTGATATGAAAGGTGTTGCATTAGTTCGAAGGGCAAAGAAGCGAATTGATTCTAGGTTTAAATCAGAAGAAGCATATAGAAAATGGTGTGAAAAGTGTTTAGAAAGAGTTGCTTATAGAAGTAGTAGTGAATTATTGTTTTGGAGGAATTATATAGAGTTTAGTAAATAGAATTATAAAAATAAATATATTGGAGGGATTAAATTAATGAATGATAGTTTAGAAATACTTGAAGAAATTAAAGAATACATAAATAAACATTATAAAGCATATTGTTGTGGTTACACAGAACTTAGATCAGAAGGAAACGGAAATGATGTATTTAGTGACGGTTGTAGCAATGGAGAGGCATGGGCATTATATTCTATCGGAAATATTATTGGAATGGAATTAGAAGAACCAGAAGAAAGTGATGATGAATATTAATCAGTTCAAAGTTTAGTTTTCTAGGACATAAAAATAAAAATATTAGGAGGAATCAAAATGAATTTAACAAGCGAGAATTTAATTAATTGTTTTGAAATGGCTAAGGCAAAAAGTATGAATTATGTGGCAGTTCTTATTGAGATGGAAGGTTTTGATAGGCCAGAGGTAATTATTAATCCACTTTTAAATTTTGATAAAAAATTCAAATATTATCTCGATGCCTATGATGAGAATTTAAATCATAAACACGCTCCAGGAATTAAGATTGTTGGTTTTACGTATAGTAATAATTTTGAAGATATTGAATTTGAATTAATGCTGTAAAGGAGGTAAACTGTGGAACTAAATATAAAAACCTTAGAACATGAAACTATAGTTTGGGCATGTGCATATAATGAAGATAATAATTATGATTATTCGCATTTAAAACAATTACCAATACGAGGAATGATTCTGGATAAATATAAGGCAGAAATTGATAAACCAAAATATAGTAGTTGGGTATTCGCTCCAATTAATAAAAAAGGTGAAATGATTAAAAGCAAGGTAGTGGATGTGTATTCTAGACACTATGCAAATACATATGAGGAATGTGTTGAAGTCTATAATGGATTAGTTCAAATGAGAATTGATAGATTGAATGAGATTATTACTGAGTGTGAAACGCATAAAATAAAACTTAATAAAGTAAGCAGTTATTTTAAGGAGGTGATAAATTGAGAAAAGTAAGATTCCTCAAAGACTTTAATTCATTTAAGAAAGATACGTATCGAGTTATTATGGAAGAAACTGCATTGCATTATCGCATTCAAGTTAATTTAGATGGTGATAAGTTGTATTGGATTCATAAGTCAGATTGTGAGGATATTTATCAAGTAGTAGAGAGGAGTTAGATATTAAAAGTGAAAAGAGAATTCATTGGTGTGGGTATGAAAGTAATACCTCATTCAAAAAGTTATGGTGGTTTAAAAAATAGTTCTATTTGGCAAAGTGCAAAAAATAAGAATCAACCGTATCTATTTGTTTCTAGAATTCAAAGTGATAAAATTATTCTAAACGATGACATTGATGATGAGTTTGGCGATTTCTTCCTACCAGAAGATTTTGAACCATACATAGAAGAAAGAGAGAGTGTTAAAATGAGCAATTATAATAAAGGTGATCTAGTTCGGGTGGTTGATGGTAGTTATTCTCTGACAATTGAGATTTTCGTCATTCCTATGGAGTAGAATTGACAGGTAGGGATTTTGAAATATTACATACAGAATTAAAACTACCATCAACAGATAAAGATCAATTCAATACCATGATTTTAAAAGCAAAAGATATTGGTCAGATCGTGTATACTCAAGAACGAATGGTTAAACCAGTCGAAAAAGTAGTGCCAGAAGTTGAAAATGTTATTCAAAATATTACAATTAATATTACAATTGATTCAAAAACAGATATTAATGATTTTGTGAAAGAATTGTCATCAAAAATGAAGAATTTAGGCAATTATTAGACCCTCAAGAAATTTTCATTTTATGGGGTTATGCTTAAAATGACCATAAACTCAAATTTTCAATAAAATCAGTAAAATAGTCCTGTAACTGTTGCTACATAAGGGTTTGTGGTCATTAAATAGGCGTAAATAATTATGTTATATATGCTATCCTTTAAAAGTGGAATTTTATTTGGTTTGGTTTTTATTAGAAGTAAGAAATAAAATATGTTGACATGGAGATTTGATTATGTTATAATTATTAAGTGGTTAAAAATAAATAATATTTTAGAGAAAGGATTGATTGGTTGAAAAACAAAGGTAACTGTTGGAAACCTGTTAAGAAAAATAAATCTCCACCTTCTTTCAATATATTTTTATAAGATCATGTGCATTAAATAATTAAATAATAAAATAAATTATTGAAAGAAGGAATACATAATATGGCAAAGAAAGAAGATAAAAAACCACTAAAAAAAGGGCAATCATCGTTTCAATTAATCGGAGAAGCTAAACTATCAGACTTTACATTTAAAATGGATGAGACTACTACAAAATCTGATTGGGTTTGGAATAAACTAAATCTTGGGGTGGATTGTGGTGGTGGCAATGTTGTCTATGCTGACTTAATGGGTGGATATGGTTCTGAAAGAGATAATATTCTCTATGTGCACGGTGTAAAAAAGAATGATAAAGATAAAGATGTTGACGATTATAAAAATCAGTTTACAATTGCTTGGGAAGATAGATTTGACGAAGAAATTCTTGAAACTATCGGCAATCAATGTTTTATTACAGTTGGACTAGAAAAGGATATTAAAGAAAAAACATTTGCAAAAACTTTCTTATCACCATATGATGCCATTGAATATATACAAGAACATCTGAAAAACGGAATGGTTGTTAATATTAAAGGTGACTACGTATACAAAACATATCAAGACTCAACTCAGGCGGTAAAAGAAATTACGAGTATATTTTTATCAAAGGTTGATGATCCATCAAAATACAAAGCAGTATTCACCCAAACCATTCTTCTTGATAAAGATAGTGTTGGTAAACTAGATAAAGAAAAAGCTATTTACCCTATCTATGCTAAGGTTGTAGATTATGTAAAAGAATATGATGGCAAGTTGGTAAAACAAAATATCGCATTTGATAAAATATTTGAACTTGAAGTGGATAAAGTTAAACCAGAAAATACTAAGAAATTCCTTGATAAAGTTTTAAAAGTAAAGAAAGATATCACAGAAGTTACTATTGAGGGAGATATTATTGAAGGTCAATCTTTAGTTAATATCACTGAGTCAGATATTCCTGCTGACATCATGGAACTTATTGATATGGGTGCTTATACTATGGAAGACGCTATTAATAAACTAGCCGTAGGTGGAAGTAAGGAAAAGAAAATGGTGATTCGTAGACCTGCAATCAAAATGGTTGGAGAAGATGACAATAAAAAACCTATAATTCTAAAAACAGAAGGTCAATATAAGGATGAGGACTTACTTTTTGACTTCATGATTAAAAAAGAAGAGTCAGAAGAAAGCGATGCAGAAAACAATGAAGAAGAGGAAAAAGACGAAGAAGATTTGTCTTGGATGGATGCATTAGATGAAGAAAACGGAGAAAATCAAGAGTAATAATCGAGAGTAATAAACAAAGGAGAGGGAGTTAAACCTCTCTCCTTACCAATGAAAATAAAATAGTTGAAAGAAGGTAAACTTTTTGGCAGAGAGAAAATTTGGTAAGAAGAACATTATTAAGGTAGATCCTTTAGCATATAACTTAGGTTTAATTGGACTAAGTGGTATTGGTAAAACCACACTCGCAAAAGAGGTGTGTGAGGAACTCGTAGGAGAAGATGGTTATATTATTGCCAACGTAGGTAGAGAGGATGGAATTGATGCAATCGCTGGTGCGATATATGAGGATATTCCAGATTGGGATACTTTTGAGGAATTTACAACAGATATCATAGAAAATAAGTTAACAGATTATAAGGATTTAAAGGTTATAGTATGGGATACCATTGATGAATTAATTCGCATTGCAGAACCAGAGGCTATTAGACTTTCTAATAAAGATCAATACGGAAAAAAAGACCCTAAGATTGTTAAGACAATTAATGGAGCTTGGGGTGGTTTTGGTAAAGGTGAAATATATACTATTGACATGATTATGGGGGTACTATGGGAGTTAAAAAGAGTTGGAGTGGCTATGTTTTTAGTTGGTCATACAAAAGAAAGAACAATGACAGATGCAGTATCAGGTACTGAGTACAATATTATTACAACGAATATGCAACTTAATTATTTTACTGCACTAAAAACAAAATTACATATTCTTGGTGTAGCAAGCATTGATAGAGAAATTGTTATGGAAAAGACTGGCAAGAAAGATTTAGCAGGGAAAGACAAAATTAAAGGTCATGTAAAAAATGAAAGTAGGAAAATTACTTTCAGAGATGACAATTTTAATGTAGATTCAAAATCAAGATTTTCTGAAATCATAGATTCAATTGAGTTTAATTCATCAGATTTTATCAAAGCTGTTGAGGATGCCATTAAAATTGAACACGATAAACAATCTGGAAATAAGTCAATTGAAGAAACAAAAGTAGAACAAGCAGTAGAAAAAGATAAGGTTGTAGAAAAAAATGTCTCTGAAAAGAAAGAAGAACTTGCAGGTTTAGAAGTAGAAAAACTTGTAGCAATGATTACTAGTTTTGTAAAAATAAACAAATCAAATTCTGAAATTTTAAAACCACTGCTCCTAAAAAGTAAAGAGTTAGGATATGTAAACCCTACAAAAGTTGATAATTTAGAACATGCAAATATATTATTTGATTTGATAGATGGTAAATAAATAATAAATGGGAGGGAATTAATTTTCCTCCCTAAACTTACAATTAGAGGTGAGAGAGTATGACTGTTAAACCTAGAAAAGACCAAGATTGGATTGATCTTTATGAGTATGTTAAAAAAGAAATTATGGAATATACTCCTGATATAAAATTACCAAAGTATATAATATTAAGATTAAAAGGTCTTGCGTCAGGGCAATTCCTAGCAAACAAGAAGCAAACTCCTATGTGTAGTTATGAATTTAAAACTATTTTATATACTTTTAAGTTATGTAGACCAAATATATTAGTCGGTTTTAGAACCAATAATACCAAGTTTACAGATGAAAAGCACAAATTCAATTATGCAATGGTTATTATCGAAGGAAATATTAATGATATGGTAATAAGATTAAGAAATGCTGAAAATGCAAAAACAAAAGCTGAGAATATAGATATGGAAAATATTTATCATGAGGGAGCAGAATATCAACCTAAGACTAAAAAACTAAGTTACACATTAGAAGATTTATGGTAAAAAGGTAGGTGACAACTATTACTCAAACTAACAAGACAAAAGATACAAAGTTAACTCCATTTGAAGAGGAATTATTAAAATCAAGTAAGAAAATAAGAGAATACAAAAAAGCATGTGAAGCAAACATAGTGAGTATCCTTTGGAAAAACCATGATCTGTATTATACATACGATAATTTAAAACTTGCAAATTTTACAGAAAATGTTTGGAAGGTTTATTGGCAGATAGGTTACGACATAGTAATCAAAGAAAAAAAGCAAGTGCTTGACGACATAACTGTAGGACTATATCTAGAAAAGCACTTGAAGTTAAAAGAACAATATGAAAAATATAAAGGTTATGAAACAATTGAAAATGCAAAAGCATATGTGAAGACCGAAAATATGGATGGATATATTAATGAACTTCATAAATGGAATGCTGTATTAGATTTATTAAAAAGAAAATTTCCTATTTTCGATAGAATTAGTGATTTTGTAGATATGACATCTGAACAAATATATGACGAGTTCGAAGCAGTATTGAATCATGTTTTTGTTAACGTTGAAGGTGATGATATTACCCATGATATTTCTGATGGTTTAGATGAATTAATCGAAGAACTAGATCAAGGAATGGCGGTAGGTTTACCTTTGCATAATACACCAACGCTAAATAAAGAAGTTGGCGGTAATCTTGAAGGAAATATTACTCTTGTCGGTGGACTTAGTGGTGTTGGTAAAACCGCACTTAGCAGGATTTTAATTCTTCCAAGTATATTAGAACATAAAGAAAAAATAGTCATAATGATAAACGAAGAAGGTAAAAAGAAATGGCAACGTGAATTTTTGGTTTGGGTAGCTAATAATATCTTCAAAGAAGATTTACAAAAATATATCGTCCGAGATGGTAGATATAAACCAGAAGTAAAAGCACTACTTAAGAAATGTTCTGAATGGGTTAAGCAATATAAAAACACAATTATACTAAAACCATTCACTCAATATACTACAGCGAAGGCTATTAAAACAATAAAAAAGTATGCTAGTATGGGTGTAAAATACTTCATGTTAGATACATATAAAGCAGATTCTAAGGCATCAAGCAGTGAGTCATTTTGGTTCAGTATGCAACAAAATATGGTTGAAATTAATGATGTGATTAAATCAGAAGCGAAGAATGTACATATTTGGATTACATTTCAATTAAGTAAAGGTAGTTCAAAACAAAGATACTATGATCAAGACAATATAGGTATGGCAAAGAATATTATTGACGTTGCATCAACTTGTTTGATGATTAGAAAGGTATTTGAAGATGAAATAGAGGGAGGTAAGCGCGAGTTAGATGTTTACAGGAAAGAAAAAAGACAAGGTAATACCGAATCACAAATTCCTGTAAAATTAAAGAAAGGTAAAAACTATCAGATTATATTTATTGTTAAGAATCGCGAAGGTAGTACAAATGATTATCAGATCGTTGTGGAGCACGACCTTTCAAGAAACACATACAAAGAGGTTGGTTATACAGTAGTTCCAGTAGATTTCTAAAAAGGGGATGGTGATATGACAGCAAATGAACTTATCCAGTACATTATTGATAATGACAAAATTTTAAATATACTTGAAGACTTAGGTTGTCATCATCTTAAGGAATACGGCAAGGAATATAGGTGTGGATTACCTACTCATTCAAGCAAGGATGCTATTTCGATTAAAAAAGAAACGCTTAAAACTAAAGTATTTCAATCTAATAGTAATATTATTAGAGGCAATATATTTACACTATGTCAAACTATCAAAAATTATTCGTTTTCAGAAGCTAATAGATATATACACAATCTATTTGGCCTTGAATATAAATTCAAATTCAATAAAAAGAACGATACTGATTTTAAAGACCCATTAGAAATTTTCAAGAAGGTAAAAAAGAAAAAGTATACAGATATAAATAATTTAGATGTAATAAACGAAGACTGTTTGAGCGAGTATATACCATACATCCATATAGAATGGGTTAGAGAAGATGGTATTATGCCTTGGACATCAAAAGTATTTAATATTGGATATAGTGTAAATAAAAAGAGAATAGTTATTCCTCATCGGTATTGGAGTGGAGAAAAAAATGATTATGTAGGTGTTATAGGTAGAACAGTAATTAAAGAATGGGAGATGTTAGATATACCAAAATATTTCCCATTAAAAAACTTCCCTAAGAGCATGAATATCTATGGACTACAAGAGAATTATCAAACCATACAAGAAACAGGATATTGTGTTCTGTACGAGGCAGAAAAGAGCGTTTTAAAGCGTCATAGTAGGAATGATGGTACTGGTGTTGCTGTGTGTTGTCATGATATCTCAGATGAACAGGTAAAGATCCTAATTGGGTTAAATGTTGATGTAGTTATTGCTTTTGATAAGGGAATTTCAATAGAACATATAAGAAGTGCCTGTGATCGTTTTTATGGTATTAGGACTGTATATTACATATATGATAAATATGGTTTGCTTGAGGATAAGATGAGTCCTGCGGATACAACTAATCGTTTTTACAACTATTTGTTTAAATACAAAACTCTTTATGACGAAACGGAACATAAAACACATATGAAATATTTAGAAAGTAGGTAATCAATTTAAGTGTATAATATTAATCTAGAATTAGAGAGCAGAATTGATAGAGAAAAATATATCGGAAAAATATTCGAATCAAAACATTATGGTGAATTTTCAGTTAAAGGCGTATACGGAAAAGACAGAACTGGCACGAAAACTTACGTATGTGAATTTGTAAAAACAAAATACCAATCAATAGTTACTGCTGGAAATATTAATAAAGGAAATGCAAAAGATTTATTATTGCCAAGTATTTATAATCATGGATATATAGGAAACTTTTATAATAATGTAAGGGAGTTGAAGTCCTATGTAACATGGGTAAATATGCTAAAAAGAGTATACAGTAAAGACGAGTTAGTTAAAAATCCTACTTATATTGATGCTTTTATAAATGAACGTTGGCATTGTTTTAAAAATTTTAATGAAGATTATAGCAAAATACTAGGCGTTGATAAAATTATTGAATATCCTAATATAAAATTTTGCTTAGACAAAGATATAATTACAGATACGAAAACTTATAGTTTAAATAATTGCTGTTTTATTCCAGAACAAATAAATAATATTTTTATTAATAAGCAAATTACAAATACTGCAGGGTATGAGGGTACTTATTATTTAGAAGATGATCTTGTGTATATTTCTGCTGTAAAATATAAAGGTAAGAAAATAAGTCTTGGTAGATTTTTAGATGTAAGAGAAGCATATGAAAAATATCATATCAAAAAGAAAGAGATACTTTTATTATATTTGAAAGATTTTTATTGGATAGACAGTAAAATTAAAAATGCTTGTTTAAACAAATTAGAAAGACAGTATACCCAAACAATAAATAATAATATAAAGGTGGTTATATAGTGGCTCGAAAAACAGGCGAAGAATTAGAAAAACTAAAAAAGAAATATAATGTTCACCAACTCTGGAGTTGGAGTAGATATAATTGTTATAAAAATTCAGTATACGAATTCTATCTTAAATACATAGCAAAAGTAAAAGAAGACAGAGATGATGGTATTTATGGGGTAAGTGGTAATGCGTGTCATGGAATTCTAGAGAAATTCTACTCTAAGGAAATCGAATATGAAGATATGCTACAAGAATATGAAAACGTATTATTTACATTCAATGCAGGAGAGTTAAAATATGATAGGACTAATGAAGAAAAAAATAATAATATTGCTAATAAGTATGAATCATGTCTAAGACATTTCTTCCAAAATCATAAAGTTATTAATAACAAAAAAGTAGAAATAGAAAAATTTATTATTGTAAAAGTTAATAATTTTATATTTCAAGGCTATATTGACTTTATCCACAAAGAAGACGGTTATTTTATTATCACGGATTGGAAAACTTCAAGCATATATACAGGTAAAAAAATAGACAAAGAAAAAGGACAGTTGGTTTTATATGCCGAAGCTTTAATACAGCTTGGAGTACCTTTAGAAAAGATAAAAATAAGATGGGATTTCCTAAAATATGTAATTGTAGAAGTGCAACAGGCGAATGAAAAAATAGTTGAGAGGAATATTGCGAGGAACGAGATTGGGTCTAGTTTAAAATCAAACGCTAAGATGTGGCTCAAAAAAGCGAAATGTTACTCAGACGAAGAAATTGAATCATATTTAGAGTTATTAGTTATGACAAATGATATAAATAGTTTGCCAGAAGACATAAAAATAAAATACAAACTCAGTGACTGTTATGTTTATATACCATTCTCACAAGAAGAAATTAAGAAACTCAAGGCAGATATTGTAGATGCTATTGTAGATATTGGCAAAAAAGAATGTGAATATATGAAAACTAAAGATGAAAATGTATGGTGGGAAGAAGTAACTGATTCTGAATCATACTTCTTTGCAAATCTGAGTGGATATAGTGCAAACTTGCATAAACCATATGCTGTTTATTTAGAAAAGAGAAAATATTTTAGTTCGGCAGATAATAAAAAGGATGAAGACGATTTAAGTTGGATGGATAACCTATGAGATTAGGAGGATTATAATTTGATAGAGAATTATGTAAGATACCACGTTCATGACGATACAAGCAATTGCAATGGTTATTCTGATTCTTGTACTAGTTATAAAGAGTATATCAAACTTGCTAAAAAAGAAAAATGTAAAGCATTAGCGTTTTCTAACCACGGAGGAATGTACGATTGGATAAAAAAGAAACAGGATTGTGATAAAGCAGGAATTAAATACATACATGGTATTGAATCATATATGTGTACTAAATATGAATCAGACGAAAGAGGATATCATATAGGGTTATATGCCAAGAATTATAATGGAGTATTAGAATTAAATACTTTAAATTCTAAATCTACCTCTAAGGGAAAACTTGAGAACAAAACAGATAGGCATATGTATTATAATCCTAGAATATCGTTTGAAGACTTAATGAATACAAGC